CTGCTGGCAAGCGTCGGCTGCAGCTCAGCGCAACGTGCGGAAAGAGTGGAACGCCCAGCACCACCGCAATGGATGATGCAACCAGCCCCCGACTTACTGACTCCGCTCAACGCAATTATTTCACCCTCAGAGAGCGAATCGAAACCGCCACGAAACAGCTAACAGGCCTTCAGGAGTATGTGCGCGAGCAATGCCTGAAATAGCTTCTCTTGAAGGGTGACTGACGATGTCGTCACCTAACTTATTGATTGTGAAGCCTTTAAATAATGCTAATCTTAGAGTGAACTACTAACCTGAGGAGCATTTATGGAAAGCCTTGTAGTAAAAATAATAGGGAGCAATATGCCCCCTATGCATGCAGAAAGATATTTTGATGAAGAAGCGAATGTTGAGTTTATTGAGATAAAAGCATCAGATATTAGCAATCTTGTTTTTCGAAACCTTGAACCCGGCAGCAGCCTTGAGCTTCACTCCAATGATAAGTCTTTAGGCTTTTTTACTCTCTTCACCACAAGGGACGATCTCATTTTGCTAGCTAAGGGTGAATTGGAAAATCTTCTTAAGCGGTGAGAAGAGTGCACCATATTGATGGCTAATAGACTTTGAGCGGTACACCAGTGCCAGCTCATACACCACAACCCTTCCAAGCCACTGGCCTTCGCTGGTGGCTTTTTTATTGGAACCTCATCATGCCATCTGCTATCCCTCGGGCTTGTCGTAAGCGCGGGTGTCCGGCCACTACAACAGACCGCTCTGGTTACTGCGAGGCGCACCGCAACGAAGGGTGGCAGCAACATCAGCGCGGACTTAACCGCCACCAACGCGGCTATGGCAGTAAGTGGGACATTATCCGAGCCCGCATTCTGAAGCGTGATCGGCACATCTGCCAGCAATGCCTGGCGAACGGCAGACCCGCACCAGCATCCACTGTTGACCACATCAAACCCAAAGCACATGGCGGTACCGATGAGGACAGCAACCTCGAAGCCCTATGCTGGCCATGCCATAAACGCAAAACGGCCCATGAAAGGCTCAAATGAGAATCAATATCATCAATATAGTTGCAAATGAAACTATAATGCCTTGAATGATAATGATTATCGATTAGGGCGCCATTTGAGGGAGGGGCGGGGTAAAAGTTCAGGGCCTTAGGCCTAAAGGACCGCCGCCTCAGTCAGATTTTTACACCCGCGAAATATAAAATTTAACTGGAGCGTCTATGGCTGGAGCGACGGGCCGATCCGGACGCCGCGCCAAGCCGACCGCCCGGAAGTTGCTGGCCGGTAATCCGGGTAAGCGCGCCCTCAATAAAGAAGAGCCTTCCTTCACCCCCATTACCGGCGTTGACCCGCCGGAATGGCTCAGCGAAGACGCTGCGACAATGTGGAAGATGGTCTCTAAGGAGCTGTGCGCGCAGGAGGTCTTATGCGCGACAGATTTACACAACCTCGAAATGTTTTGTGTGGCCTACGCCAACGCCCGCGCTGCGCAGGTGCACGTTGCTGACAACGGTATAACCGTGACTGGCGCAATGGGCGGTGTGATCAAAAACCCGGCGTTGACGGTACTTAATGAAGCCATGCGGCAGATGGCCTCCTTCGGCGGCATGCTCGGGCTGGATCCCAGCAGCAGGCAGCGCCTGATGGGCGCAAACAAAAAACAGTCTGATAACCCATTCAAAAACCTATGACCCGTAAATCCTATCCGAACGTGAACGCCGCAAATCAGTATGCCCGCGACATCGTGCGGGGAAGGACTGTGGCCTGCAGGTATGTCGTTGATGCGTGCCAGCGCCATCTTGATGATCTGGCGAAAGAGAAAACAAAGAAATTCCGGTACCGCTTTGACAAGGATCTGGCTGAAAAGGCAGCCAAGTTTATCCAGCTGCTACCCCACACTAAGGGTGAATGGGCATTTAAGCGGATGCCGATCACGCTGGAGCCATGGCAGCTTTTTATCGTGTGCTGTGCATTCGGCTGGGTACAGAAGGGGACTAAGCTTCGCCGGTTCCGTGAGGTCTACACCGAGATCCCCCGTAAAAATGGCAAGTCGGCGATTTCCGCTGGTGTGGCGCTTTACTGCTTCACCTGTGACGACGAGTTTGGTGCTGAAGTCTATTCCGGTGCCACAACAGAAAAGCAGGCCTGGGAGGTTTTCCGCCCGGCCCGGCTGATGTGCAAACGCACGCCAGCGCTGTGTGATGCTTTTGGCGTTGAGGTGAACGCGTCGAACATGAACCGGCCGGAGGATGGAGCCCGTTTTGAACCCCTGATCGGCAATCCCGGTGACGGTTCGTCTCCAAGCTGCGCGGTAGTGGATGAATACCATGAGCACGATACCGATGCGCTTTATACCACGATGCTGACCGGTATGGGTGCACGGCGCCAGCCCCTGATGTGGGCAATCACCACGGCAGGCTACAACATCGAGGGACCATGCTACGACAAGCGCCGGGAAGTGATCGAGATGCTTAACGGCACGGTACCGAACGAAGAGCTTTTCGGCGTGATATACACCGTTGACGAAGGCGATGACTGGACCGACCCGGCGGTACTCCGCAAGGCAAACCCCAACATGGGGGTATCGGTGTACAGCGATTTTCTTCTCAGCCAGCAAAAAAGGGCGATGAACAACGCCCGTCAGGCCAACGTATTCAAGACTAAGCACCTGAATATATGGGTTTCAGCCCGCGCGGCTTTCTTCAACCTGGTCAGCTGGCGCAACTGTGAGGATGAAACGCTCTCGCTCGAGCAGTTTGAGGGGCAGCCCTGTTATCTGTCTTTTGACCTTGCGCGTAAGCTCGATATGAACAGCATGGTGAGGATTTTCACCCGCGACATTGACGGTAAACGGCATTACTACTGCGTGGCGCCACGCTTTTGGGTGCCATACGACACGGTTTACAGCACCGATACGGATCAGCAGCGTACCGCTGAGCGATTCCAGAAGTGGGTGAACAGCGGTCACCTGCAGTTAACGGATGGCGCAGAAATCGACTACCGGGTGATCCTTGAGGAGGCGAAAGCAGTCAACCGCCAAAACCCGGTAGAAGAATCCGCGATAGACCCGCATGGAGCCACAAACCTTTCACATCATCTGGCCGATGAAGGTCTGAGCCCGATAACGATAGTGCAGAACTACACCAACATGTCAGACCCAATGAAGGAACTCGAGGCGGCGATAGAGGCCGGGCGCTTCCATCATGATGGTCATCCCATCCTCACCTGGTGTATTTCCAATGTCGTCGGTAAACACCTGCCTGGTAATGATGATGTTGTGCGCCCCATCAAGGAGCACAACGAAAACAAAATTGACGGGGCAACTGCCCTGATTATGAATATCGGTCGCGCCATGCTGCCTGATACACGGCAGGATCTGAGTGGCTTCTTCGATAACCCCATCATGGTAGGTTTCTGATGAATAAAAATAAGCAGCCGGGCAGGGTGAAAAGCGCTCTGCTCAACTGGCTGGGTGTGCCCATCAGCCTGACCACCGGAACCTTCTGGGAGGAATGGTTTGGTACCAGCAGCAGCGGGCAGGTCGTCACTGCTGACAAAGCCATGCGGCTTTCAGCGGTGTGGGCCTGCGTCAGGCTGCTTAGCGAGTCGGTTTCTACCCTGCCGCTGAAGATTTACGAGCGGCAGGCGGACGGTTCCCGCAAGGCGGCAACGAACCATCCGGCCTATTCGGTACTTTGCCGCCGGCCAAATGCGGAAATGACGCCATCGCGCTTCATGCTGATGGTGGTCGCCAGCATCTGCCTGCGCGGTAATGCCTTCGTCGAAAAGAAGTACATCGGGCAGAAGCTGGTATCGCTGGTGCCTTTATTGCCGCAGAACATGGTGGTTAAGCGGCTCGACAGCGGTGCGCTGGAATACACCTATACCGAGAACAAAGCAAAGCGCGTCATTCCGGTAAAAAACATCATGCACATCCGGGGATTCGGCCTCGACGGGGTTTGCGGGATGATGCCCATGATGACCGGTCGCGATGTGATTGGTGCGGCGCTGGCGGTGGAGCAGTCGGCCGCAAAAATCTTCGAAAATGGCATTCAGAGCTCGGGGTTTCTCACTTCCGATGCAGCGCTCAGTGACGATCAGCGCGCGCGTCTGCGCAGTTATATGCAGGCGTTCACCAGCTCGAAGAATGCGGGAAAGATCATGGTGCTTGAGGGCGGCATGAAGTACCAGGGTGTCACGATGAACCCTGAAGACGCGCAGATGCTGGAGAGCCGCAGCTTCAGTATTGAAGAGATCTGTCGCTGGTTCCGCGTGCCGCCGTTTATGGTCGGCCATGCCGACAAACAGAGCAGCTGGGCATCCAGTGTAGAAGGCATGAACCTGCAGTTCCTGACCAACACGCTGCGCCCGCTGCTGGTAAATATTGAGCAGGAAATTTCACGTTGCCTCCTGGACAGTGATGATGAGCTTTTCGCCGAATTCTCTGTTGAAGGCCTGTTGCGCGCCGACAGCGCAGGGCGTTCCGCCTACTACACCACAGCGCTGCAGAATGGCTGGATGTCCCGGAATGACGTGCGCCGGCTTGAAAACCTGCCACCGATTGATGGTGGCGATATTTACACAGTCCAGCTGAACCTGACGCCGCTTGATCAGCTGCGTGAGAACAACGTCGGGGCGCAGGCCAGCAACATTATGAAGCTTCACGCCTTCCTTTTCCCGGACATTCCGCCGGAGCAGTCACCGCTTAAAAAAGCGGCTTAGGAGAACCAATGAAGAAGATGAGCACTCTTCCGGCGGCGCCGGAGGGGCGGATTTCTGCGTCCGGAAAACGCGATCTGCCTGCAGCAGCTATTGAACGCTGGGACGGCAGCATTCGCGCTGCGGCGCAGTCGGGTGAGAACACCATCACCATCTTCGATGTGATCGGAGAGGACTGGTGGGGTGACGGCGTGAGCGCTAACCGGATTGCAGCAGCGCTCCGCTCGCTTGGTGGCGAGGATGTGACAGTCCACATCAACTCCCCTGGCGGGGATATGTTCGAAGGTCTCGCCATTTATAACCTTTTCCGTGAATACCAGGGGAAAGTCACCGTGAAAGTGCTGGGCCTCGCTGCGTCAGCTGCATCGATCATCGCAATGGCGGGGGATGAGGTCCAGATAGGCCGCGGCGCGTTTTTCATGATCCATAACGCCTGGATCATGGCCGCCGGCAACCGGAATGATTTCCGTGAATACGCTGACTACCTCGAGCCGTTCGATAAGGCAATGGCAGACATCTATGCCGCCCGTTCCGGCATGCCAGTCGAAGAAATTCAGTCGCTGATGGACAAGGAGTCCTTTATCGGCGGCAGCGACTCAGTGACCAGAGGCCTGGCCGACGCGCTGCTCTCCTCCGATGAAATTACCAGCGATGAAGAAAGCCCTGCAGCGGCTATCCGCAAAATTGATGCTTTTCTGGCAAAGGGCGGCATGCCCCGCTCTGAGCGCCGGAAGCACCTGAAAGCTTTGGGCAGCACGCCGGGCGCTGCTGCCGAAGAAAACGACAAGCCGGGCGCTGTCGATGAAGTAAGCCCTGAAGTACTTAACTCCCTCAAATCTGCGCTGGCATCGCTCGGCGAATAAGGAAAAAACATGTCTCAAGTAAACGAACTCCTGCAGAAGGTAACGGCCAAACTGGAGGAGGTTTCCTCTGATTTCAGCAAAAAGGCGGAAGCAGCGCTCGCTGAAGCTCGCAATTCAGGCACGCTTTCTGCTGAAACCAAAGAATCGGTAGATAAAATCGCGCTCGAGCATAACGTGCTTAACGAATCCCTGAAAACGCTGAAAGCGTCAGTAGGCGATCTGGAGCAGCACGTTGCCAGCATGCCGCTCAACGCGGCGAAAGAAGGCATTCAGTCCGTTGGCCAGCAGCTGGTGTCGGCGGAAGTGATGAAGGACATCCGCTCCAGCATGGAAGGCGGCAAGCGCCTGAGCGTGCCGGTACAGGCGGCGATCACCACCGTTGACGTTCCGGGGCAGATTATCGCGCCGACGCGTCTGCCTGGTATCGATCAGACGCCGAAACAGCGTCTTTTCATTCGTGATCTGATTGCACCGGGTCGCACCCAGTCGAATACCATCTACTACGTGAAGCAGACGGGCTTCACCAACAACGCCGCAGTTGTGCCGGAAAACACCACCAAGCCTTACAGCGATATCCAGTTCGCTGAAGAGACGACGCCGGTGCGCACCATCGCCCACATGTTCAAGGCATCCAAGCAGATCCTGGATGACTTTGCACAGCTGCAGTCAACGGTGGATGCCGAGATGCGCTACGGCCTCAAGTACGTCGAAGAGCAGGAAATTCTGTTCGGTGACGGTACCGGCGCGCACCTGAAGGGGATTATCCCGCAGGCTGTTGCGTTTAACCCGGCGTTTGCTGTGGAAAAACAGTCCGGTATCGATGTGCTCCGTCTGGCAATGCTGCAGGCGCAGCTAGCGCGCTTCCCGGCGTCTGGCCACGTCCTGCACTTTACCGACTGGGCACGCATCGAGCTGACTAAAGACGAGCTGGGCCGCTATATCCTGGCGAACCCGGCGCAGCTCACCACGCCGACACTGTGGGGCCTGCCCGTGGTTGCGACTGAAGCTGTTCAGTTCCTGGGTAAATTCCTGACCGGCGCATTTAACTCCGGCGCGCAGTTGTTCGATCGCGAAGATGCCAACGTTGTGATCTCAACCGAGAACGCCGACGACTTCGAGAAGAACATGATCTCCATTCGCTGCGAAGAGCGTGTGGCGCTGGCGGTATATCGTCCGGAAGCGTTCGTGTTCGGTGCCCTGACGGGTGCCGGTAGCTAAACATCACGGCGGCCTGCGGGCCGCCATTCTGAGGCTAATCCATGGCGTTTCTTGAACCGTCTTTAGTCCGAAGCCATTGCCGTATCGATGATGATTTTACAGATGATGACAACCTGCTTGAGATCTACACCGGTGCGGCGGCACGCTATGTTGAAACCTGGACACGGAGAAAGCTCTACAAAACCAATGATGATCCGGGCTTTGCTGATGATGAAGATCGTCTGCTTCTCAATGACGATGTGCGCACGGCGATGCTGTTGCTTATCGGGCACTGGTACGCAAACCGGGAGGCAGTGGTAAGCGGTAATGCGCCGGCAGAATTGCCGCTGGCTGTCGAGGCGCTTCTCCAGCCCTACCGAATCTATGGTGTATAGGGGGATGAATGGCCTGTAATGGTTGTGCCGCTCGTCGTGAGTGGCTGAAAAACTGGATGAAAATTGCCTATGAACGAGCATCAGGTAAACGCACTGCTGAAAGCCATGAGCGATCAGACAGCCGCAATGAACCGCCTGGCGGAGTCAAATGAAGCGCTGGTGGCTCTGCTGTATCAGTCCCTGGCTGATGACATCGAAACGACCACGCTTGATTCCCCTGTAAAAACGTACCTCAACGGAAAACCCAGGGGGTAAGTATGCAGGCCGGGAAGCTTAACAAGAGGGTAAAGTTGCAGAAACCCGTCAAAACGCAGAGCCCGGTCACCGGCGGCCTTGTTGATGGCTGGGCGGATGTCGCCGAGGTATGGGCGAATGTAACAGACCTTTCAGCGCGCGACTTTGTGGCTGCGAAGGCTGCCCAGAACGAGGTCACGACGCGGATCACCATTCGCTGGCGGGAGGGTGTCACTGACAGGCACCGCATCCTCTATCGCGGTCGAGTCTACGACATTCAGGGTGTGCTTGAAGACGACAAAAGTGGCCGGGAATATCTGACGTTGCCGTGCTCACGGGGGGTTAATGATGGCTGATGGCATTGATTTCAGCATTATCGGGATCGACTCGCTGCTGGGCAAGCTGGACAGCATCAGCGATGACCTGCGCCGCCGCGGCGGCCGGGCGGCACTGAGGCGCGCCGGCAACGTGATAGTGAACAAGGCCAGGGAGAACGCCAGCCGTATTGACGATCCGCATACCGGGCGCAGCATTGCCGCTAATATTGCGATGCGCTGGAACGGGCGGCTGTTTAAAACGACCGGTAACCTGGGTTTTCGTATCGGCGTGCTGCATGGCGCGGTGCTGAAAAATCATCCCGATCTGCGGGAGAATGCCCCGACACCGCACTGGCGACTGATTGAGTTCGGTACCGAAAAGATGCGCGCACAGCCCATCATGCGCCCGGCGGCAGAAAGCAGCATCGGCGAGGTGGTGGACGTGTTCGCCAGCGAGTATGAGAAAGCAATAGATCGCGCCATTAAGCGCGCGCAGAAGAAGGGTGTTCCGCCATGATTGCGCCTGTGTTTTCCGTCTGTGCAGCCAGTCCGGCGGTTACTGCGCTGCTGGGCACCGACCCGCTGCGCCTGTATCCCTTCGGGCTGCAGGATGATGCTGTCGTTTACCCCTACGTGGTCTGGCAGAACATCAGCGGCTCACCAGAGAACTATCTCGCGCAACGGCCCGATGTCGATTCGTTCACCATGCAGGTTGATGCCTATGCCGATACGGTGGATGAGGTGATCGCTGTCGCCATGGCTCTGCGTGACGCCATTGAACCCCACGCTTATATCTCACGCTGGGGCACTCAGGAAAAAGACCCCGAAACAAAACGGTACCGCTATTCATTCGATGTTGACTGGATAGTCCTCCGATAAACCCTCGCGCTTTAACCCGCCGGCCCTGAGCCGGTTTTTTTTATGACCGGAGATAAACAATGTCTGTATTAACGCAAGGCACGCAGCTCTTTGTGCTCGCAAAAGGCACAGTGAGTGAAGTGGAGTGCATCACGGCGTTCTCGCCCGGAAGCAATCCCGCAGATCAGATTGAAGACACCTGTCTCTCTGAGAAGACCGACCGCACATACAAGCGCGGCCTTCGCACGCCGGGACAGGCTTCGCTGACGCTGAATGCCGATCCCAAAAACGCCAGTCACCTCATGCTCTACAACCTGTCTATCTCCGATGATGAAGCAGATCAGGATCTGACTTTTGCTATCGGCTGGTCTGACGGGGAGTCCGCGCCGACTGCAGCAGCTTCCGGCACAGCGGATGCTGTCGACGGCCTGTCCCTGCCGTCTGATCGCACCTGGTTTGTGTTCAAGGGATACGTGTCCGATTTTCCTTTCGACTTTGCGGCTAACACCGTCGTTTCTACCGCTGCTTCTGTCCAGCGTTCCGGGCCCGCTGTGTGGGTACCTAAAGCACAGGCTGGCAGCTGATCAACGGCGGGGCATCTGTCCCGCCATGTTCTTTACCAACAGGATAAAAAATGAAACTCACCCTTGATTCACTTAAACAGGCCGGCGCATTCACCGGTCGCCCTGTCGCAAAAGAGATCACCTGGAAGCAGGGCGATGAAGAGTTAACGGCGACGGTGTATATCCGCCCTCTGGGCTATCACACCGCCATGACGGATGTGATGGCAGCGAACGGCCGCCTTGATGGTGTGGCAGGGCGTATTGCTTCGTCTGTCTGTGATGAAGAAGGAAAGCCGGTTCTGACGGTGGCTGATATTACCGGCGAAGCCGATCCGGAACGCGGTGCGCTTGATGGCCAGCTGACCCTCGCGCTGCTGCTGGCTATCCAGGAGGTTAACGATCTGGGAAAGACGAGCTCACCGGAGAAGAAGAAATCTGGTGCGAACTCGTCCTCAACGGCATCGGCGGACGCACAATAGCGGAGGCAATGGAACGTCTGAGCTTCCGTGAGTTTCAGTTATGGGTTAAGTACCGCAACCAGTACGGGTCACTGAACCCAATGATGCGCACGGAATGGGGTTCTGCGCTGGTGGCCTCAGTGCTTGCAAACGTTAATAAAGGTACTGATACGCCCGCTTTCAGAATTAGTGATTTTGCGCCTCACATTAAAGAGCCTCCGATTTCCTTGAAAGATGCAATAAAATCATGGGCTTAATTTGCTAGTCAATTTTATTTTAATCTCAAGGCGAGATGTTCCATGGAGAGTATATGGCTGGTAAATCTCTGGGCACGCTTACAATAGACTTGATCGCTAAGGTTGGTGGTTTTGTTGCCGGCATGGATAAGGCTGAGCGATCTTCTGAAAAATGGCGCCGAAAGGTACAGTCGGATGTTAAGGCAGCCGGCGCTGCAATTGCGACTATAGGTACTGCCGCTGCGGGCGCAGCTGTAGCTGTGTCCTCCGCAGGAATTGCTTTGCTCAAATCGACTTCTGAGCAGATTACCGAAACTGATCGCTGGGCGAAGTCATTGAGTGTATCCACGCAGGAACTCATGGCCTGGCAATTTGCTGCTGAGAAGGCCGGTATTTCAGGGGATCAGATTGCGGATATCTTTAAAGATATCGGTGACAAAATCGGTGACGCTGTACTCAATAAATCAGGTGAAGCTGTTGATGCACTTAATTCGCTTGGGCTTTCAGCTGAAAAACTTTCTAAAGTTACCCCTGATAAACAGCTTCTCGCGATCGGTGAAGCGCTGGGGAAAATAAATACCAATGCTGAAAAGACAACAATTTTAGAAAGCCTCGGCAATGACTTATCAAGGCTGTTGCCCCTTTTTGATAATAACAATCAAAAGCTCCTTCAATTTATCCAGCTCGCAAAGGATTACGGTGTAGCGCCGGATCCGAAATCTATTGATGACCTTCTCAGGGTAAACGAGATATTTCAGGATCTGGAAGCGCAGGCGAGCGGCCTCAAAATGGAGATCGCCGCAGGCCTGGCGAAAGTGGATATCTCGCCGCTTCAAAAAGGGCTTGATGACCTGAAAAAAACTTTCACCGATCCGGCTGTTTTACAGGGGCTTTCAGAACTCGTGGGCGGTGTTGCATCCCTCGCCGGTGGGCTCGGTAAAGCTGCTTCGGAATTAGGGAGGCTGATAGAAAACTTTCAGGGCGGGCAGAGAGTTGCGGCCAATGCTTCTCGCGTTGAAATTGAGCGCCGGATAAAAAACCTTGAAGCGGATCTCAATGATAAGGGGTTCCTTGCTGGCGTAAACCGTATTGGCATGGATACCGATTCCAGGCGGCAGGAACTGAAAGAGCTTTATGCCCGACTGAATGACGTTAAAAATTTCCAGACAAGTCTTCCCGTCACTGCGGCAAAAGTAAGCACCTCCACTTCTGCCGGATTTCAGCTCGGCAAAAATGAAACAAACGGAAAAGCAAAAACCGATAGCGCCGGAAAAAAACTGGAGAACGCTTTCAAATCCGCCGAGACGGCTTACCTGCGCCAGATAGCGCTTATCGATACCACAGGTAAGAAAAGCGCAGAAGTTACCGAACTGCAAAAGCTTCAGTTCGATGTTGTTGACGGGAAACTTCTGGGGCTGAACGACACGCAGCGGCAGCGCCTCGAGCAACTGGCAACGGAAGTTGATCGGCTTAATGCCGTCAAAAAGGCCAACGAAGAAAATCTCAAAGTTGCAGAGTATGTCGCGAATCTGCAGCGTGAAAACGCCAACAGCGCCGCTTCACTGAATGCCGACATTGTTGGCGCTGGTCTTGGTGACAAGGCGCGAGAGCGTATGCGCCAGCGGCTTGACGTGGAGCGCGAGTTCAATGAAAAACGGGCCGATCTGGAACAGCGCTATCAGCGCGGGGATATTAAAAGCCAGGAAGAATTCGATCGCTATACCAGTGAGCTTGAGAAGGCTCAGTCCCGGCGACTAAACGATTACGCCGATTATTACCAGCAGATCGACAGTCTTGATGCCGACTGGATTTCTGGCGCGCGGGATGGCCTGGCAAACTGGGTGGATGATGCATCCAATTACTCCCTGCAGGCGGCCAGTGCCGTGCAGTCAGCATTATCCGGCATCAACAGTAATCTGGTGAATATGCTCAACGGCAGCAAAGCAAGCTGGAAAGACTGGGGCGTCAGTGTGCTCAAAATTATCCAGAATGTGCTCGTTAATATGGCGATGGCGAAAGGGATCAGTTCCCTTGGCTCATTGTTCAGCTTCGGTGCAGCGTCTGCGGCCACCGCCAGCAGCGGAACTGCCATTCAGGAAGCTGCGTCGAACTTCACATTCAATGCCAAAGGCGGCGTTTATGAATCTTCCGACCTGAGTAAATTCAGCAACGGCATTGTGAACAGTCCAACCATGTTCGCCTTCGCCAAAGGTGCCGGTCTGATGGGCGAGGCCGGGCCGGAGGCAATTATGCCGCTCACGCGGGCACCTAATGGTGATCTTGCTGTTCACGCAGTAGGGATGCCGCAGTCTTCCGGCGGCGGCCCGTCTGTGTCATTCGGCGATATCAACATCCAGGGCGGTGGGCAGTCCACGGCAGGTCAGGGGGCTGCAGCATCTGCCGGCAGGCAGCTTAAGGATGCAATCGTGACGGTGATTAATGAGCAGGCCAACATGCCCGGATCGCCATTGTGGCGGCTTTTGAAAGGAGCGTAATCATGGCAGTTGAGACCTTCTCCTGGTCCCCGCGCGTTGGTGCTCAGAGCGATACCAGCTTCCGCACCCGTAAAGCTCAGTTTGGCGATGGTTATACCCAGGTGGCCGGCGACGGTATCAACCCGGTTACGCCGCAATGGAGCGTGAGTTTTACCGGCGATGAGGATTATGTCGGGGCTATAAAAGCCTTTCTGACCCGGCACGCGGGGGCGAAGTCCTTCATCTGGAAACCGCCGCTGGAGCCCGCGGGTTTATGGCGGTCTGAATCCCTTCAGATAGCCACTCACGGCGCAGATAACTACACCCTCAGCACCACTTTTATTCGGGCATATCATCCATGAGCATTTCCTCTGACGTCCAGAAGCTGGAGCCGGGCAGCCGCGTCCGCCTTATTGAGGTCGACGGCCAGGCGTTCGGTGCCGGCATTCTGCGTTTCCACAACGAAACAATCGCTCACACTGAAGCAGAAATTATTGCTGCGGGCGGCGATGAGTCAAAGCTTCCGCCGAAGTCTGTCTGGTGGCAGGGTCTGGAGTACGGTGCATGGCCCTTTGAACTGACCGGCATTTCAGTCAGCAGCGACGGGCAGAGCGCCCGCCCGACTCTGACAGTGGCAAATATCTCCGGCACGATTGGCGCGCTCTGTCGTCGCTTTCAGGGAATGGCAAAGGCAAAAGTGATTATCCATGAGACCTTCGCTCATTACCTTGATGCCCGTAATTTCGCCGGCGGCAATCCGGGTGCCAACCCGAATGAGGAGCGCAAACAGGTCTATTACATCGACCGTAAGTCGGGTTCTGACGATGAAACCGTGGAGTTTGAACTGTCCAGCCCGGCAGATTTGCGGGGACAGCTCATCCCCACGAGGCAAATCCAGCCCATGTGCACCTGGTGCATGCGCGGCTGGTACAAAACCGGAAATGGCTGTACCTATGCCGGGCAGAATGGCTGGTTCGATAAGGACGGCAACCGGGTGGATGATCCTTCGAAGGACGTGTGCTCAGGCCTCTTGTCGACCGGGTGTAAACCCCGGTTCGGCGCCAACAATGAACTCGACTATGGCGGCTTTCCGGGGGCGTCACTTCTGAGGGGGTAACATGCGGGACAAGACAATCAGCGCGATTCTGGCGCATGCGGCCCAGGCGTTCCCGTCTGAATGCTGCGGTGTGGTGATCCAGAAGGGACGGGTTGAGAAGTATGTCGCCTGCCGGAATCTGGCCACCTCCCCGGAAGAGCAGTTTGAACTCTCGCCGGAAGATTACGCTGCAGCAGAAGAGCAGGGCACGGTGGTTGCTGTGGTGCACAGCCACCCCGGCGACGGCGCCACGACGCAGCCGAGTGAACTCGACATGCTGATGTGCGACGCGACCGAAGTGCCGTGGGTGATCGCTTCATGGCCTGAAGGCGATATCCGCACCATCATGCCGCGCGGCGATCGCCCGCTGACCGGGCGTCAGTTTGTTCTCGGGCACGCTGACTGCTGGTCCCTTATCCGGGATTACTTCCGCACTGAACACGGTATCGCGCTGCCCGACTACAGCGTCGATCGCCACTGGTGGGAGGAGGGCGAAAACCTCTATATGGATAACTGGTACGACTGCGGTTTCAGGGAGTTCGACGGTCCCCCGCGGCCCGGCGATATGGTCATCATGCAGGTGCAGGCCAGCGTGCCGAATCATGCCGGCGTCCTGCTGGAGGGCAACATGCTGCTGCACCACCTGTACGGGCAGCTCAGCCAGCGCATTCCCTATGGCGGCTATTACCGTGATCGCACCATTAAAGTTTTACGGTACAAGGATCTGATGTAATGGAAAAACGAACCGTTATCAAGCTGAGCGGGTCGATGGCGCAGCGTTTCGGGCGCACGCACCGCCGGGCGCTGTCTTCTGCCAGCGAGGTTTTCAGGGCGCTGTCCAGCACGGTGGACGGCTTTGAGGATTATCTCCGCGAGGCGCGCGCCAGGGGGCTTGATTTCGTCATCTTCCGCGATCGCCGCAACATCGGTCAGGAAGAGTTTTCGCTTCTCGGCCCCGGCGATGAGCTGCGCATTATTCCGGTGATCCGCGGCAGCAAGCGTGCCGGCATCTTCCAGGCGGTGCTCGGAGCTGCCCTGATTGCCGGGGGTATCGCCCTTGGCCCTGCCGGAGCCGGGCTCATCGGTAAAGGGGTCGCGCTGAATGTTGCGCTGGTCGGCGCATCCATGGCGCTGGGCGGCGTGGTGCAGCTGCTGTCACCGCAGGTGGCAGGGATGAGGATGCGTCAGGATCCGGACAACAAGCCAAGCTATGCTTTCGGCGGCCCGGTCAACACCACCGCCAGCGGCAACCCCGTCCCCTTGCTCTACGGCCAGCGTGAGATCGGGGGGGCCATCATTTCAGCCGGCATATATGCGGAAGATCAGCAGTAAGTCGGTACGTGATTACTTTATGCCGCCCGCGGGCGGTTTTTTTATGGGCGCGATATGACGAACACAGCGATTAAAGGGCGCAAGGGCGGTGGTAACAAGACCCGCACGCCGGTGGAAGCCCCGGACAGTATTCAGTCCATAGCCAGAGCCAAAATTCTTGTCGCGCTCGGCGAAGGGGAGTTCGCCGGCGGGCTGGACGGGCGCAGTATTTATCTCGGCGATGCGTCATCGTATACCCCGCTGCAGAATGCCGACGGCAGTTACAACTTCAACAACGTCAAATATGAATTCCGTTCCGGCACCCAGGATCAGAGCTACATTCAGGGCTTTCCCGGCGTTGAGAATGAGCTGCAGGTCGCCTATGAGCTTAAAGCTGCTGTGCCGTATGTCCGTTCCGTCTCCAATACCCAGCTTTCAGCACTGCGCATCCGCCTCGGCTGGCCCACACTGTTAAACCAGAAAGATAACGGCGATAAAGTGGGTACGCGCGTTGAGTATGCGATCGAGCTGTCGGTCGACGGTGGTGCATACGCGCCCGTGGTTAAAGGCGCTGTCGATGACAAGACCACCACTCTCTATGAGCGCAGTCACCGTATCGACCTGCCGAAAGCCACCACCGGCTGGCAGCTGCGCGTGCGACGGATTACACCGGATTCAACGACGGTGAATGTTGTGGACAGTATGCGCGTCGAGGCGGTCACCGAAATCATCGATGCGAAGCTGCGTTACCCCAACACGGCGTTGCTCTACATAGAATTCGATGCGAAGCAGTTCCCCAACGGCATTCCGCAGGTGGTGTGCAATCCGAAGGGGCGCATTATCCGCGTGCCTGATACCTACGATCCGGAAACGCGCACCTATTCCGGCACATGGGAGGGCGGGTTTAAATGGGCGTGGACCGATAACCCGGCGTGGATTTATTACGACATCGTGCTGAACGAGCGGTTCGGGCTTGGTCAGCGGATTGATGCGACCCAGATTGATAAATGGGAGCTGTACCGCATCGCGCAGTACTGCGATCAGCCGGTACCGGATGGCAAGGGCGGCAACGGTAAAGAGCCGCGCTTCCGGTGTAATGTCTACATCCAGGAGCGCAATGACGCCTGGACGGTGCTGCGCGACCTGGCGGGCATCTTCCGGGGTATGACCTACTGGGGCGACAATAAGCTGTATGTGCTGGCCGATATGCCGCGCGATGTGGCACACATCTACAACCACGCCAGTGTGGTCGACGGTAAGTTTACCTTCGCCGATCCGAGCGAAACCACGCGCAACACCGCCGCACTGGTGAACTGGTCCGATCCGGCCAATCACTACAAAGACACACCTGAAGTCGTTTATGACAAAGACCTGGCGATGCGCTTCGATTACAGCCAGCTCGAAATGACGGCCATCGGCTGCACCCGGCAGTCAGAGGCTAACCGCCGCGGGCGCTGGGCGCTGCTTACCAACGGTATCGGTGAGGTGGTGACCTTCAACACGGGTATGGATGTTCCCCCAGTTGGTGAGGTGATCGGCGTGGCCGCGAACGAACTGGCCGGAAGGGTGATTGGCGGCAGGGTCAGCGCGGTAAGCGGTCGTAATATCACGCTCGATCGTGCTGCGGATGTCAAAGCAGGCAACCGGCTCTTTCTCAACCTGCCTTCAGGTGTGGCGCAGGCACGGACCGTGCAGGCGGTTAACGGCAATATCGTCACCGTCACCACGGCCTACAGTGAAACGCCTGAAGCGGAGTGCTGCTGGGGTGTGGATGCTGACGATCTGTTTATCGCGCTCTTTCGCGTAACCGGCACCCGCGACAACGACGACGGCACGTTTGAGGTGACCGGCGCGACGTACAGCCCGGATATTTATGCCGCGGTCGATACCGGCGCGCGGCTCGATGAAAGGCCGGTCAGCGTCATTCCGCCCGGCGTGCAGGCACCGCCGGAAAACATCGTCATCGACAGCTATTCGACGGTCAGCCAGAACATAGCGATCACCACCATGCGTGTTGCCTGGGATTCTGTTAAAGGGGCAATTGCCTACGAAGCCGAGTGGCGACGCGACAGCGGCAACTGGGTGAGCGTGCCCCGCACCTCCTCTCAGGGATTCGAGGTGCCGGGCATCTACGCCGGGCGTTATCTGGTGCGGGTGCGGGCGGTGAACGCCAGCGATGTGTCGTCGATATGGGCGACATCTGCCGAGGTCACGCTCACCGGGAAAGTGGGCAATCCCCCGAAACCGCTGGGCTTTACCGCCTCCGAAAATGTGGTGTTTGGTATTGAACTGAACTGGGGCTTCCCGGCGGGCACGGACGACACGCTGAAAACGGAAATTCAGTACAGCCTGACCGACAGTGCCGACGACGCCATGCTGCTGGCCGACGTGCCTTATCCGCTTCGCAGGTATCAGCAGATGGGACTCAAGGCCGGACAGGTTTTCTGGTACCGCGCGCAGCTGGTGGACCGTACCGGCAACGAATCCGGGTATACCGACTGGGTACGCGGCCAGTCCAGCACCGATGTCACGGACATTACAGAGGCAGTGCTTGAGCAGATCAAGGATACCGAACTGTTCAAGGATCTCATCGAAAATGCTGTTGAAAGCAGCGCGAAGGTTGCGGAACTGGCTGAAGCGGTGCGGGAGAATGCGGCAGGTCTGGCTGCGGCTGCAGGCGCAAATCGCCAGACAGCAGAAGCCATTATTGGCAATGCCCTGGCGATCGCGGATGTCGTCGTGCGCCAGTCAGCCCAGCAGGGCGCTAACTCGGCGCGGTTCGAACAACTGCGCGAAGTTATCGCCACCGAAACCGAGGCGCGCGTTACGGATGTGATCCGCCTGGAGGCAAAGACGGACCAGAACGCCGCCGGCATCACCGAAGTGCGCCAGGCGCTGGCAAACGAAACCGAGGCCCGGGCGACAGCTGTCGATCAGCTTACCGCGCAGACGGAAGAGAACAGAGCCAGTGTCACAGCGCTGACGCAGACCGTGACGGATCTGGACTCCTCGACCGCCTCGCGCTTTGAGGAGATATCGGCAGAGATCGCGGGCATAGATGGCAGTGACATCAGAGGGGGAATACAGAGCAACTCCATCGCGCTGATCACCACCACGCTGGCGCAGGTTAATGATCGCACACGCCTCAGCGTGCAGTACGGTGACAACAAGGCGGGAATTGAGCGTGTTGATAACGTGATGGCCGATGCCAGCCAGGCTGTCGCGGAGTCGCTCAGGTCGATGGATGCCAGTTCCGGCGCCGGCACGGCAAACACCACCGACTTTGCGAAAACCATGGCTGACTTCTCGCAGGTCTCCGCGACAAAAATCAACTCCCTGTCAGTGACGGTAAACGGTCAGCAGGCGGCAATCGTCCAGAATGCTCAGGTTTCGGCCGATATCAACAACAACCTCAATGCGATGTACAGCATCAAGGTGGGTGTGGATGCTAACGGGCGCCAGTACGCCGCAGGTATGGGGATCGGCGTGCAGAACACCCCGGCGGGCATGCAGTCGCAGGTCCTCTTTCTGGCCGACCGTTTCGCCGTGATGACACAGGCGGGCGGGACGGTGAGCCTGCCGTTCCTGGTGCAGAACGGGCAGACATTCATCAACGAGGCCTTCATCAATTACGCGTCGATAACCCTCGCTCGCGTGGGCTCCTGGTATTCAGCAAATTACGTGGCCGGGCAGACCGGTACCATCATGAAGGCGGACGGGACGTTTGAGGTCAACGGTGCGGTATCAGGCCAGGGACGCATGCAGATAACGAATAACCGCATCATCTCTTACGATGCGCAAAACCGGCCGGCAGCCGTTATGGGGCAGCGCTTATAATGCAGATGTTTATTGCAGGGACCAGCTTTGACGCCATCAACTCTATGGCGGCAAGCTACGTTCTGGACGTCATCACCATTACCGGCACAGGGAGCAAGACCTACTCCCTTTCCGGTGTGTCGCTGACATACGCCATTGTGAATGATTTTATGGGAGGGCAGTTAACGGGTGCGACCTACAGCGTCAGTGTCAGCGGATTAACCGTGTCGTGGAACGTCAATAATGCCGTCACCCTTATTGTGTACGGCAGTCCGGTAGCGGGCACGCAGAGTGACTACTTCGGCTTTCAGCTGTTCCAGTACATAAACGGGGTCAGGACGGTCAAGCTGGCCCCGAATTATGTGCCGCTGTGCCTGCGCCAGATTATAGATGTGCCGGCCGGCGCGCGGACCGTGCAGACGCAGGTTCCGGCGGGTAACCCGGTAATGTGTTTTCACCGTCACACCGGTGAGGCGATGGATTTGTGCTGGTGGAAGCCCGTCACGGCCAGCGGGTATCACGCACTGCAGTTCCCCACAGCGGGCAGTAACCAGACCGGGTGCCGGGTGTATGTTTTTTCGAATATTCTCGCGAATATCCCTGACTATGGCTTCTTCCTCTACCGGGACGGACAGATGGTCTGGCACAGTAACTGCCTCCCGCTGCAGGTCATTCCCCTGACTAACGGGGATATCACCAGCGCCACGCCGCTGGCGGTGTCATCGAGTGTCACATCACATATCTTCGTGCCTCAGGACCCGGCATATCCCACGGGATACAGCAATTTCATGTGTGCATCAGCGGGAAAAGACGGGGCGACGTATAAAGTGCAGGTCGGGAAGGTATTCCAGAGCACCTATATCAGCAACCCCGATGAAGGAAGGAGGATGAGAGGGTGGGCATGCGGCGGTGTCGGGTATATCGACACCCGGTTCTATGACCAGTATTACAGATATGCCCTTGGCCTGGCCTGATATTATTACTCCGTCAGCGGCAGCCTGTCGCAGGTAGAGGTATCCGTAAAAGCACTCCGCTCAACCCACTGATAACCGAAGCTGCCGCCGGAGAGATATTCGGTGGTGCTGACCGGTTTTCTTATGCCGAATACCGGCACCGACACCCGGTTTTTCATTACCACCGCCCCGTTATAGCACAGCGGGGGCGTGTTGCTGGCGCAGCCTGATGCCATTAACGAAACCAGCACAACCGCCGCAGCGTTAATTATTTTCATCTTTATTCCCTGAACAGTATGGATGTGAATCCATTCTATTGGCCGCCTGGTCAGGCGCTAAATAGATTAAACAGATCAATATTTCCTGATTGATCGACTTTATCGATCGTTTATACGCGCGCCGTATTCTGACGCCATTCCCGGAGAAAACATGATTTACACAACTGGCTCTATTGCAGTCAGCGGCAACACGCTGACCGGCACCGGCACGAATTTCACCGCAGCAGGCTCCCTCATTCGTGCCGGCTGCACGGTGCTGGCACTGACCAGCCCGGCGCAGGCTTTCCAGATCACCTCAGTCGACAGCGCGACCAGCCTCACAGTGACCCCGGCTGCCAGCCCTGCGGTTCCCGCCGGCACAAAGTTCGCCATCCTGCTGAGCGACAGCCTGAGCGTGGATGGCCTGGCACAGGATATCGCCGAAACGTTCAGCATGTACCAGCGGTACATGGGCGGCTTTGCTGACGTGATGAACGGCAGCGGAGATGTGACCATCACCATTAACGGTCAGCCCGTTACCGTGCCCGGTCAGAAATCGCTGGCGAAGAAGGGGGCTAACTCCGACATAACATCACTTACTGGACTGTCAACACCTCTCAGCATCGGGCAGGGCGGGACGGGTGAAAAAGATGCGGCCGGCGCCCGCAAAGCTTTTGGATTGGGTGGCGCTGCTGTACTGGAGGTCGGATCCGACCCTGGAACCGTTGCGGCAGGTAATGACCCGCGCTTCGGCACTGTTGATGGAAAGACCGGTGGGATCATACGCGGCGGCACGACGAGCACACCTGCATCCGGCGACCCCGCTGGCCCGCGCACTTATCTCGGCGCCGGCTCAATCGAACTGTATGCGAACACGCTGCCTAATGTGTCTTTTTACTGGGGCGTGGCCTCTTCTTATACCTCGCGCCTTATCGAAACGGCGGCGGGCACTCTTAATGCCCAGGCCGGAAGCGGCGTCCTCCGTTTCAGGGTTGAGGGGGGCTATGCCTGTCGGGCAGGATTAACCGGTGTTTCCCGGAACAATTACTACAACTTTGATTTCAGCGGTGGGCAGACTCAGCTGTATATCGATACTTCCCTGATTGGAAATCTTTCCACGACCGCTGTTTCTGACCGCGCGTTAAAAAAAGATATCTCATATCTTGATGAGGCTGACGCTGAAAAAGCGCTGCGGGAAGTTATGCAGTGGAAGCCGGCCACTTACAAATTCAGGGCACGGGGCGAGCTGATTCCTGAGTCCGACACCCGGCTGGGTATTATCGCAAATGACCTGGTGGAAGTAAGCCCGGAGTGCGTCAGCGGTACAGGGCTTGATGAAAGCTACGACGGGGTAAATCCTTATACGGCCTTTTCCCTCAATCCTGACGCCATTTCCATGAAGCTGACCATGGCGGTTCAGGTTCAGCAAAAACAAATCGCTGAACTTCAGGAAATTATCAGGCAGCTACAGTCTGGTTCCTGATACACCGGCCAGTGAGAGCAAATAATCAAAACTTTATCTGGAGATAAAAAAAGCCCCGGCGACGGGGCAGTTACATTCCGTGCATGTCTGCTGCAGGCTACGGGACTGCATTAATTTTAGTCGAAAGATGATTTAACTTAAGAAAAATATTCGGCTGTTCAAGCCGTTGACAAATCTTCTTGCCGCTTCGTCTTGATAAGCTCTGAAATTCAAAATACTGTATATAAAAACAGTGTTGAGGAGGTGCACATTATGCCCAGAAGAGACGATATCGAGACAGCATTCAGGCAGGCCATATTTATGGAGCCCAGCGGGCGACGCACGGTTACTACGGCAGATTTTGTGAAGATTTTGCTCACGTTTAACTGGGACTGGACGCCGCGCGAGGCTAACCAGTGGATTGAGGGCCACGTCAGCACGTTCAAAGATATCTCTCAGCAAGAGGGAGAACTCCGCACCTTCATGATGTACAACCCGAACGGAGGCCTGTGATGGGATTCCCTTCGCCAGCAGCTGACTACATGGATGAAAAGATATCGCTCGACCACGAGCTGATCCGTGTACCTTCCGCAACTTACTTCCTGCGCGCCGGCACAGAGTCCAGGCGTGAGGCGATAAAGAAAGGTGCTTTGTTGATTCTGGATATGTCGGCCACACCGGTCGATGGATCCATTGTGATGTGTCACCTGGATGAGCAGATGCGTATGCTGCGGCTGCGGCTTCATCCTCGCCCGAGGCTGGAAGAACTGGACAGACCGGAAATCACCTACCCAATGACGAGTGATGACTTCGAAGGCCGGCTGGTTTTCAAAGGGGTGATCACGTACATCATCAACGACGCGCGCACCGGCGAGTTCGACGATAACCCTGTGATGTGATGGAGAGGGCAAGCCGATGCCTTAGGCATTGGTTTGCTTTCTGTGTGTCGCATTTGTGTCACACCTCGAAGGCGAGAGAGTGTGCGATACGTAACTGGATGACACGCAGTGACACAAACCGGTTGCGAGCGCGGTTTTATTTGCGTGATAACAATAAGTTAAATCATGCCCTACGTTCTTCTAAGCCGTAGGTCACAGGTTCGAACCCTGTAGGGCGTACCATCTTCCCGCCGCTCCCGCGTGCTGTTTCTCCTGAGTTTTTCTGCATAGCGCACAGGCGCAAAAAAATTTTTTTATCCACTCTTGAAAAACGTGCCTGCGACATTATTTTTATTAGCGGACAAGCAAGGCTTGCCTGTAACTTGAACTTTTGAATTGATTATTCAGGAGGTTAACTTATGGCACTCAGAACCTTGTCAGCACTCCCTGGCTTTTCAGATTCGCTTTTTGCCGATCGTTTTAATCGGATTGATTCGCTTTTTAGCCAGCTCACCGGCAACACGCCCGTGGCGGCCACGCCTGCCTACGATCTGAAAAAAGTCGATGCCAACAACTACCTGTTGCATGTCAGCGTGCCTGGCTGGAAAGAGGAGGAGCTGGAGATCGAGACGGTAGGGGGCAACCTGCATATTTCCGGCAAGCGCAGTGAAGAGGCCTCAGAGGAGGAGCAGGGCTGGATCTATAAAGGCATACGGCGCGCGGATTTCCGCCTCAGCTTCTCGCTGCCCGACCATGCCAAAGTGAGCAATGCGAAGTTAGAGAGCGGTATTTTAGCGGTCTCCATTTATCAGGAGATCCCGGAGAGTGAAAAACCACGCAAAATCACGATTGAGAATAGTCAGAAGGTGATTGAGCACCAGCCATAATGGTTCTTATTAAGACGTTAAGGCCCGCCCGCGCGGGCCTTATTTCTTTCACCAAAGGTGAGAGAAGACTCAGTTCGTCGCCTGAGCGAGGACGTTTTTATCTTGATGGAAAATTTTGCTGCAGTGCGGGCACATTAACATTGACCCTTTCTGGACGCGGGAGAAACTGTGTTCGGAATGTTGTGAGCAGTGAGGGCAGGAACATTTTACGAGGTAGTTACGGCGGCTTTTGGCATCTTTGCGTTGTGACATAGATTTTTTCCTGATGAATGGCCGGCAACCATACACGATTCTGCTGCGCATAGCTCGATATCATTAACTTCACTGATAATTTAGCCGCGCAGACGCCGCCAGGATAAATCCCAATATTGCACAGGGTTTTTAATATAACGCTATGATTTAGATAGCTATCATCATTAACCCCTATTAACCCTGATAATGTTTCTGCGCCGCTCTGCCCGAGCGGCTTTTTTTTTATCTTTTTAGCCGATTTGCGGCGTTTTTATGCACATCTTACAGGGATGTGATTGCATCCTGCGGCACCTGATGGTGTTATATCCGACCACTGGACATGTAATTTGAGGAGCAAACAGTGTTAGAAGGATATTTTGATCTGGACGGCGCGACCGGTAATGACGCGCTGGAGAACAGAAAACGGTTATTAGCCGTACAGGCAGCACTGGAGATTTCGAAAGCGGCTGTCTCTGCAACGACCGCAAATGCCGGTATTCGCAGCCAGATGGATTTGCGCAATGTCTCGCAAGAGGTCGCTACGCTTGCCGATGCCATCCAGGATGCGTTAGAAGCAGAGTAACGTTTTACCCCCGCATTGATGAAGCAGCCCGAATGGGCGACTTCATCAATTTATTGCGATTTCCCTCTCCCCGTCATCCTTGATTATCATCACATTTCACGTTTTGAGCGCTTGAGCCAAATAATGGGATTCGTTATAAGAGTCCACCCGGGTCGTCATCATTAAACCGAGCGAAACCTGATTCCCTTACCGCCTGCCGGGCGCGAAGGGAATCAGGTTTTTTTTTGCCTGTCGTTCGGCGTTCCGCGACGAGGCGCTATGACCACAAGGAGAGAGAAACGATGAAAATGGTATTTCCCGACGGGTTTTTATGGGGCGGATCGGTCGCCGCCAACCAGATCGAAGGCGCATGGAATCAGGGAGGAAAAGGCGTCTCGATCGCCGATCTGCAACCCAGGGGAATCGATGGCGAAATTGCGGTGCGTCCGGGGACAAACGGCAACCTCAAAGATATCGCCATCGATTTTTACCACCGCTATCCGCAGGACATCAAACTCTTCGCTGAAATGGGATTTACCATCCTGCGCACCTCTATTGCCTGGGCGCGAATTTACCCGAATGGTGACGAAACCGAGCCGAATGAGGCAGGACTGGCGTTCTACGATCGCCTTTTCGATGAGATGGCGCAGCACGGGATTCAGCCGCTCATCACCCTCTCACATTACGAAATGCCTTTTGGTCTGGTGAGAAAGTATGACGGCTGGAGCAGCCGGCAGGTTATCGATCTTTTTGAACGTTACGCGCGCACGGTGTTTACCCGTTACCGTCATAAAGTGAAATACTGGCTCACCTTTAACGAGATCAATATGGCGCTGCATGCGCCCTTTACCGGCGTAGGGTTGATGGGCGAGCGCAGCAAGCAGGAGATTTATCAGGCGCTGCATCATCAACTGGTTGCCAGTGCGCGAGCCGTCAAAGCGTGTCATGACATTATTGAGGACGCCCGCATCGGCTGCATGCTGTTGGGGGCGGTACGCTACCCGATCAGCTGTAAACCGGAGGATCTCCTGCAAGCGCAGCAGGAGAACCGCGAGTGGCTCTTCTTCGGCGATGTGCAGGCGAGAGGGGAGTATCCGGCATGGATTGCACGCTATTTTCGTGAAAATGGCATTACGCTCTGCGTGACGCCACAAGACAGAGAAGATCTCAAAGCGACCGTCGATTTTATCTCTTTCAGCTATTACATGAGCGGCTGTGCGGCAGCACGGCCCGACCTCTATCAGCGCGGCCACGGCACGCTCCTCAATATGATCCCCAACCCCTTTCTCTCCGCGTCGGAGTGGGGCTGGCAGATCGACCCAAAGGGGCTGCGTTTCCTGCTCAACGAACTCTACGATCGCTACCGTAAGCCCCTTTTTATCGCGGAAAACGGCCTGGGGGCGAAAGATGTACCTGAACTGGATGGTTCGATTCAGGACGACTATCGCATTCACTATCTTCACGCTCACCTGGTCGAGGTTCGCGAAGCGATTGAAGATGGCGTTGAGCTGCTCGGTTACACCAGCTGGGGGCCGATAGATCTGGTCAGCGCCGGAACGGGGCAGATGGCAAAACGCTACGGCTTTATCTATGTCGATCGTGACGATGGCGGTAACGGCACCCTGGCGCGTCAGCGCAAGAAGAGCTTCTACTGGTATCGCGATGTGATCCACAGCAACGGCGGCACACTGAGCGAACCGATTTAAGTCGCTCCTGTTACGCTAAAAACGGTCATCGCCACACTGCGATGGCCCTTTTGCTCACTCGCCAACGGACGGCGGCGATAAACGACGTTTCAGGTTGTTTGATAACACGGAAGAAGAAGAATGAATTGCACGGTTCTCGCAGACAATATTCTGCGGCTGGTGGGGGGCGAGCGTAACGTCGTATCGGTGATCCACTGCGCGACGCGCTTGCGCTTTACCCTGATCGATAAGCGTAAAGCGAAACTGGCGGAGCTCGGGGCGCTGGATGGTGTGCTCACCGTGGTGAGCGAGGATGATCGGTTACAGGTGGTGATTGGCAACCGCGTGGAGAAAGTCTTCCATGCGCTCAGCGTGCGCTGCGGTTTAATCCGCGATGAAAAACAGCGCAGACAGCCTGAAAACGTGGGCTGGTCACAGCTGATAACGTGGCTCGACGATCTTGCTGATATAACGATGCCGCTTATGGGCGTTATGATGGCCGCGGGCATCCTGAAAGGTCTTCTTCTCATGTGTGTGGATGCCGGTTGGCTGAACCCTGACAGGCCTGGCGCCGCCACCCTGTTTGCCATCGCTGAAAGCCCTTTTAATTTCCTGCCCATTTTTCTCGCTATCCTCTGCGCACGTAAATTTAAGGCCAATCTCTTTATTGCCGTCGCGATGGCGGGCGCCTCTTTTTCGCCGCTGGAGATGGGGCTGCCGACAGGCGGGCAACAGGAAGCGTTTCCGGGGCTGCCGTTCAGGATAATAAGTCATAGCGGTGCGGTAATTCCGGTCATCATTGGTGTCTGGTTACTGTCGCGCAGTGAGCACGCTCTCGAACGTTATTTAGACGCGGCAAAACGCGCCATCGTGACGCCCTGTATATTGCTTCTTCTGGTCGTGCCGCTCATCTTGCTGCTCCTGTTTCCTGTGGGTGTGAGTCTAAGTCAGGGAATTAGCGCGCTATTCAGGGCGCTTTATAGCTTCAGCCCCATTTTTACCTGCGCGCTAATGGCGGCTGCCTGGCCGGTGCTGCTGATGCGCGGCCTTCACCAGGCATTTATAGTGCTTTTTATTAATGATATGTCAGTAATGGGACAGAGTTTTTTACTGGCGGCATGCGGCCCGGCAATATTTGCCTGCTCCGCCATGTTGCTGGCGGTCAATCTGCGTACCGGTGACAGTAAATTGAAATCGATGACCGGCAACGCAATTATTCCCTCACTTTTCGGTCTCAGCGAACCGGCTATTTATGGCGTAACGTTAAAACGTAAGAAAATGTTTTTATGGGTTGTGCTTGTCGCTGCTTTTAGCGGCGCATTGGTTGGCTATGGAAAAAGTTTCGCTATCGCAGTGGCCATGCCCGGTCTGCTGACATTTCCAGTTTTTTATGGTGAGGGGTTTATCACCTTTATTCTTGCGTGCAGCCTCGCATTCGTTGGCACTCTGGGATTAATCCTGCTAACCGGGTTTGAAGAGAGTACGCAACGGGTGAGTCAGGCGCAAACCTCGGGCGGGGAAAATATAGCAGTAAGGCCTCTTCCACCTGTACCGAAACCGGTTTCAGATATTACGGAGCAAATAATCGCCCCGGTATCAGGTGAAGTCATCTCCCTTGCCCAGGTCAATGATGGCGTCTTTTCTACCGGCAGCGTTGGGCCCGGTTTTGCGATTATTCCTGATGAGGGACGCGTTTATTCTCCGGTGGATGGTTATATCGCCAGCACATATGCCAGTGGACATGCAATCGGCATCTGCTCCAACGCCGGTGCGGAGATCCTGATTCACGTCGGGATTAATACTGTGCAGCTGGCCGGGAACTATTTTTGCGTCGAGGTAAAAACGGGAGAGGCGGTAAAACAGGGGCAACTGTTAATGACATTTAACCTGCTGGCTATTGCTGCTGAAGGTTATGACACGGTAACGCCCATTATCATCACCAATAGCGAGGCCTGGCGCACGCTGGATGTCAGTGAAAAGCCCCGCTCGCGCAGCGGTGAGAGAAGCTCAGCATTAGCGATATAACGTTTTAGCAACAGGGAGAAGGCCGTATCGACGCAGGTATTATTTTTCAATAACCCTGATTAGAACAGGCGTAATGCACTATTTGCAAAGGAAATGAACATGTTGCAACGCAGATAAAAAAGAGGGCGATATTATTATCGCCCTGTCTTTTAGATGGAGAAGTCTTCCAGCTTTTTGCCCTCTTCCAGCGCCTTAGCGATGACTTTCGGCGTACGGCCCTGGCCGGTCCAGCTTTTTTCAGTGCCGTCTTCGTCAATATACTTATATTTAGCAGGACGCGGCGCACGAACGGATTTGGTTTTAGTCGCCTGACCTTTCAGTGAGGATAAAAGTTCGGTCGGATCGATACCTTCATCCAGCAACTTCTGACGGAATGCCGCCAGCTTAGCTTCTTTCTCTTCCTGCTCTTTACGTAAAGAAGATTCTTCTTCGCGGCGTTCTTCTACAACCACGGACAATTTTTCAAGCATTTCTTCCAGCGTTTCGAGCGTAACTTCACGCGCCTGTACTCGCAGGGTGCGAATGTTATTTAACGATTTAAGTGCTTCTGACATGATGTCACTCCGTGTGCGGGTAAATGAAAATCGATCGGAATTAATTTTTAGTGATAAAGAGAT